GCAGCTAATCAATTGAAACAAATTCGTCAGATCGTAGGTATTGATGAAACATTCGTTGATAATGAAATTAAAGAAGCCTTGGTTGACGGTAAGCGTACAATCGATTCCTTGAAAAACGAATTAAACGAAGCTTTAAAAGAAAACGTTTTATTAAACCAAAAAGCAAACAAAGCAGAAGCATCTATTATGATCGAAAAGCTTACTGCAGAAATGCCCTCAGCTAAGAGGCAATTTGTTGTAAAGCTTCTTGGTAACAAAACCCCCGAATATATCCAAGAAAACATTTCATATGTTGTAGATATGTTCGAAAGAGAATCTCAGGAAGAAGTCGATGAAATTAAAGAATCAGTTAAAAGACAATTTACTAAGACTCCTCAAGTAGATCGTCAGATAATTGAAGAAAATAAACAATTTAATAACAATGAGATTGAACGTACAGAACAAGGTAGTTCTGTAACCGGCTATCTGAACGAGATGGAAAAGCTTAGTAAATTTCGGTTTGCTAACTAATCCTCACAATAAATAAAGGAGACAAATAAAAACTATGGCTAACTTAATGCATATTAACAAAGATTACGCTCAACAACTTGTCGAGAAATGGCAACCCATTTTGGATTTCAAATCCGACAAAGTAGGTGAGATCTCTAACGAAACAACTCGTTTAAACACCGCTATCCTTCTTGAAAACCAAGAAAAGTGGTGCTTGCGGGAAGCCTCCAATACAGCATCCACTGGTGGGGTCTTCGGAACCCATCAAGGAACTGCATCCACCTTCTCTGGCGATAACTACGCTACAGGTGACGCACGCTTGCCTAAAGTCTTGATTCCAATGATTCGTCGTACCTTCCCTGAACTCATCACAAATGAGATCGTCGGAGTACAACCAATGACTGGACCCGTCGGACTTGCTTTTGCAATGCGTTACAAGTATGAAGCTGATGCTCTCGGTTACTCTGAAAAGGGTGATGGAGGTCAAACTGCAGGCTCTGCTGGCGGACCAGCTGCTCTCTCTGACGGAAAAGAACTTGGTTATAACTACCTCAACACACAATTCACTGGTGCTTCTTCAGCTGCTCTTAGCGGTAATGCTGAATGGGATAACATCGCTGAAGATGCTGGTGTTGGAGCTATTATTTCCCATTTTGAACTCAGTTCAAGAATTCCTCAGATCACAGTTTCGTTTGAGAAGACTGCCGTTGAAGCTCTAACCCGTAGGTTGGCAGCTAAATGGTCAGTTGAGCTTGAACAAGATCTTAAGAATATGAACGGTATCGATATCGATGCTGAGCTTACTAACGCCATGTCATATGAGATCCAGGCAGAAATCGATCGTGAAATGATTGCACGTATGATTCAAGTCTGTCTCAATGCTGGTGCTGGAGTTGGTTATTCCACATGGTCTGCTATCTCTGCTGATGGTCGTTGGTCAGGGGAGCGCGCTCGTGACTTCTACAACAGAATCGTTGTTGAAGCTAACCGCGTTGCTATCCGCAATCGTCGTGGTGCTGCTAATTTCATTATTGCAACCCCACGTATTTGCGCAATCCTCGAAACCCTTCCAAACTTCAGCTGGATGCCAGTCAATGGTAATGTGAATACACAACCAGTTGGTATTGCTAAGGTCGGTTCGGTCGGAGGTCGTTTCCAAATCTATCGTGACACTCGTACAGAAGCTCAAGTAAATACAGGTTACACCTCAACAAACGCAGGTGGTGGTTACGCTTCAGCTCGTACGAAACCAGTTGATTATGCCCTTCTTGGATATAAAGGTAGCGAATACTACGATAGTGGTATCGTATACTGCCCATACATCCCTGTAATGGTTCAACGCACGATCGGTCCAAATGACTTCAGCCCCAGAGTTGGTTTGCTTACTCGTTATGGAGTAGTCGACCACATCTTTGGTGCTAGCTTGTACTATCACTTAGTGATCTGCACAGGCCTCGGCGCATCGTTCGTTCCTGGTCAAGCTGCAACATATCTCTAATCGAGTTGTTGTTCAAACAATTAACAATGAAGCCCCG